TGACAGAAGAAGCAAAAATAAAAAAAGATTTTGAATTAGAAACTCTTGAAATACAAAAAGCATTTGATGGTGAACAAGAGAAAGAATTACTAAATTTATTGAAAATAAATAAAAATTTAAAACTAAAAGGAGTCGAAATTAAAAAAAATCAAGAAGCAACAGAAAAACTTAAAGAAAAATTTATGGAAATAGGAAAAGGAATAGAAGATGGAATTGTGTCAAACCTTACTGACGCTGTAATGGGTACAAAAACATTAGCTCAAGCAGCAATAAATGTATTAAATGATCTTAAAAGAAGTTTGGTTGAAGTTGCAATTCAAAGGGCTGTTTCTGGGCTTGGTGATAAAGTAGGAGGATTTTTAGGTAATGTATTTAAGAATCTTGGCAAGAGAGCAAATGGTGGCCCTGTTTCTGCTGGTGGTGCTTTCTTAGTTGGTGAGAAAGGGCCTGAGATACTTCAACTTGGTTCAAGAGGTGGCAATATAATACCAAACAACCAACTAGGAGGAAGTACAACTAATATTGTAAATGTTTCTGTTGATGCGTCTGGTTCAACTGTATCTGGCAATACACCAGATGCACAGGCACTAGGTAATGTCATAGGGGCTGCCATTCGTGCAGAACTTATAAAAGAAAAACGTGCAGGGGGTTTATTAAGTAGGTAATGGCAACTTTTCCATCAATCCAGCCAACATATTCTGGCTTCAGAAAAACAAGTTCACCAAAGGTAAGAACTACAGCTTTAGGTGATGGCTACCAATTCAGAGCTTTATTTGGCCTTCCTTTGACACAAGACCCAAAAGTATATGATCTTACTTTTGTAGTGTCTGAGGAACAATCAGACATCATAGAGGCTTTTCTTAGAGCAAGAGTTTTTGATCAAGCAAGTTTTGACTTTACCCCACCAGCCGAAGGATTTATTAAAACAGGCACTTATTCACAGTCATCATCTACCACTGTGACAATAACAATTTCAAACCATGGCCTTGCTATCGGTGATGTCGTAACTATTGACTATACATCTGGCTCTGCTGTTGATGGTTCTTTTGTTGTTGCTACAACGGCTGATGATAATACTTTTACTGTGACTGCTGCGGCAAGTGCAACAAACTCAGGGAATGTTTCTGTAACTTTATCTGGTACTGGTAAATTTATCTGTAAATCTTGGTCAAAACAAATCCCATATAATAACAGGTCTATAATCACAACAACCTTTGAAGAGGTATTTGAACCATAAATGGCAATCCCTACCGCAGAACTTCAATCTTTATCTAATAAATCAATAATAGAGTTGTATTCAATAACTCTTGTTTCTGCATTGCATGGTTCAACAAATGTAAGTCGCTTTCATTCTGGTGTAGGTATGAATAGCAACGCTTCAATAATATGGCAGGGCAACACATACGACAAGTTTCCAGTCATTGCTGAAGGGTTTGAATATACAGGAAAAGGAACACTGCCAAGACCTACTTTAACTGTATCTAATATTCTTGGAACCATTACAGCATTGATGGCAACAGCAAACGCTACAACACCATTTAATGACTTGCAGGGGGCAAAATTTATAAGACATAGAACAATGGCACAATTTTTAGACGCTGCAAACTTTCCATCAAATCAGAATCCATTTGGTACTCCATCAAGCACAACAGAATTACCACAGGAGATATATTTTATTGATAGAAAAGTTGTAGAAAATAGAGAAATAGTACAGTTTGAGTTGGCTAGTGTTCTTGATTTGAACAATATTCGTTGTCCTAAATTACAAGTAACTAGGAAAGATTTTCCTTCCGTTGGCACTTTTGTAAACGCATGAATTGGAAAGAGCAAGCTGCCATACACGCTGATGAACAGGCTCCTAAGGAGTCTTGTGGACTGTTGGCTATTATCAAAGGCAAAGAAACTTACTGGCCTTGTGAGAATCTTTCAGAGTCACCAGATGAGTTTTTTGTTATAGATCCAGATAATTGGGCAGATTGTGAAGATGAAGGAGAACTTATTGGAATAATTCATTCTCAT